ATCGATTCAATCCCTTTGCCGTGGATGTTCACGACGATCTTATCCGGTGCCGATTGCATTGCACCAACGGACATAGCCGGAGCTGAGTTTCGCGGTGGAGGTGTAAAGTCGAGTTTCCGGTGGGTGTTGATGTATTCCAACTCGCTTGCCCACTCCGCCGCACGGTCTTTCCTGGTCACGAACTCGCCACCCATGCCGAAATTCCGAGTCCTTCCGCCGTCAGAGTGTCCAAGGAAAACGTCATCTTTCACGCCTGAACCTTGATTTATCCAGCCGCTGCCGTTTCTTGCCAACCATCCGCCATCAGCCCAGCCGCTTTCATTGTCGCTTTCGCCGTTGTAACCCATGCCGTCAGAGCCGACTGAGCCTGTTGTTCCATTGTTTGATGAGCCACTATCACCTGATTGATTGTTGACTTCATAGGATAGGGGATCAACTGATTCGCCATAGAGGTCGCCAATATTGTAGCCACCAAAACCTGACGCTTCCGCCGCCGCTGCCTGTGCAACTCCGAGCGCTTCTTGTATTTCGTTTATGGTGTCTTTTATGCTTTGCTTCACACCTGCCATTGCCTCTGTAAGTCCTAATGCTTGTAAGCCAGCATCTTTTATGCTTGGGCCAAGCGGCCCAAAACCAGCAGCAGCAGCTATGGCATCAGTTGCAACATCAACGATAGAAAACCCAAGATCGACTAGAGAATCAGACAAATCAAAAGACTTTTCCTTCGCCGTTGTCGTTGCAACCGAGCTTTCCTTCACCGCTTCTGCTTTCTCTTTCGTCGCTGCAATATTCTCTTTTGTGGCCGCCGTGACCTCGTTTATTGATTCAGTCCTTTCAATAGCCGCCCCGTTCGCCTCATAGATCGATTCCATGAGGGCTTGCATACCGCCAGCCGTAACGCCCGACTGTACGCCCGCCGCCTGCATGGAATCAACAAGCTGCTGAAAGCGAGAGTAAACCTTGCCGCGCCCGACCGTCCCGCCCTCGGCATAGTTCCTCCGCATGTTTTCAAGGATCGGGAAATATTTAGCGGTCTGCTCTTTCGGCATGATGTATTCACCGCCCATGCCATAGTTGACTGTGCGCCCGCCGTCTGTGTACCCAAGGAAAACATCGTCTTTAATCCCTGACCCGGCGTTGATCGTGCCGCCGCCAGGATTCGCCGCCATGTAGCCGCCGTCCGCCCACTCCGATTCACTCCACCATTCAGCTACGGCATCCCATGCGGTGCCTACCCATCCGGCTGTCTCTGTCTTCTCGCCGTCTTTCCCTGTGGAGGTAGAGCCAAAGACGCTTGACATAACCTGTTGAGCCGCCATATCTGCGGCCATACGCATAAACGAGTCGAGTATCCGGTTGAATGTGCTTTCCGCGATGTCTGCCAGTGAAGAAAATTCCCCTTTCATCACCCCGAAAAACATGTCAGAAAAACCAGTTTGCATGTTTTTGGCGGTATCAGCGCCGATACTTGCCATCAACTCGCTTGCTGATCTTTGCTCTTTGATAACATCCTGCCAGCCTTTCGCAAAAGCCGACAGCGGGTCTTTCATTTTTTCGAGTTCTTCGCGTTGTCTCTTCAACAAGGCTATTTGTTCCGGTAATTTCCCGGAAACTTCTGCCCTTTGAATTTCAACATCAAGCAGGCCTATTTGGATATCGAGAGATTTGTAGTATTCTCCGTCAATCTCTGCCAAGGCAAGCCGCGCTTCGTTCTTTACCGATATTTGGTCAAGCTCGGCATTTTTGATTGCCGTGGAAGATTTCAGCCTTTCATCATCGAGCGCCTGTTGCGCCCCTGCAACTCCCTCATCGGCGGCAAGTATCAATCGCTTTCGTTCTATGCTTTCTTCATCGTATTCGGCCATAAGTTGAGCCGCTTCGATGGTCTTGCCCTGCATCTCTAAAAGCTGTATTTCAATCGATTTGTAACTCCTGGCTGTTTCCTCGTTCGCTACTTTTGCCTGTTGCCCACCACTGACCTCGGCCTCAGTCAGTTTGTTTCTCGCTTCGATGACGGCCCGTTCTGCATCCTCTATTTTCTTGAGTGCATCGGTTCTATTCTTCGCGTCCTTGTCAGGCCGGGAATTGCCGTCCTTGTCCGTCACTGGTGAGATTTTCGATAATGCCGCCTGAGCATCAGCAAGAGATTTCTCTTTCGCTGCAAGCTCGGCCTGCAGTGACGATTTGGTGAGTTCGTTTCTCGCATCAAGGTATTTCGAGTAGGATGTAAGCCCAACATCGTAAGAGTTTTGATTTTCTTGCAACAAAAGGCTATTCGCGGCCTTTGTCATCGCCGCCCGCTTCTCTTCCTGCGCTTTCAGGAGTTCGAGTTCAGCATTTAAACCGGCATTGAGGTCGCTTGCTTTGCTCTTGGTCGGATCGCCAGGTGTTCTTGCGAGTGTGGGCGCTATTGCCGAGCCGCCTATTGCCCGTACCTTCTCCCGCATAAACTCGTTTTCTGAGTCTTTTGCGGACGACAGAGTTTGCTTTAATTCGTTGATCTTTCCCTTTATCTCGTCCGCATACCTCATGTCCTCTTGCGGGTCTTTGAAGAGAGAAAACTGATACCATTCCTTATTGCCATCCGTTAAGGTCTTGAGTTTCCCCTCAAGCTCGGTTATTTGCTGGTCTGTGTTTTCTGCAACTGTGCTGCCGTAATCGCTGATCAATCCTGTTGCTGCTTCAAATCCTTTCGCCGCAAGGCTAAACTGCTGCCCCCATATCGTTGACTTGGCAATCATCATTGCCCATCCTTTTTCGTTGCTGTCGAAAAAGGTTTTTGATGCTGCATAAGCATCTTTAAACATGGCAATCAAGCCGCGAGCGAGAGGCGTTAAATTGCCTTCTGCGTCCATCATCGACTTGTTAAGCGCCTTCGCCATCTGGATCAAATCTTTGAATACAGGCTCAAACATGCCGCGCAAAACGCGAGTGTGAATTGTCTCCATCGTTGAGCCGACAGTCGCCCACTGAGCTTCGATGAGTACGGTAGTTGCGCCAAATCCTTTAAGCAAGCCACCAAGATTTTCGAGTACAGTGCCTTCTTGCTGCCATATTTTTAATTGCTTCTCGATGTCCGGTATCTGCGCCTTCAACAGCATACCGAGTTTGTCTTGTGAGCGTATTTCGCCATCCATGAGGCCGCGTATCTCCTGCCTCATCTGGATATCTTTGTTCTGCCCCTGCGTCATAATCGCCAGGGCGTTTGCGACGGACGTAAAACCTTCAATCTGTTTCTTGTTGTTGATATCGAGCAGAACCCCATTTGCGATAAATGTCTCACTCATTACCTGGAGGTCTTTAGAGTTCGCAATGGTCTTTTGATCGATCATTTCAAGAGACAACATCAACTCTTTGGCGTACTTGTTCGCCTCGATATATGCCCCGGCTATATTTCCGTCTTTGGCCTTCTGAGAAAATGTGGTGATAAGCGCGGTCGATTGAGCAATGCCCATGCCGAAGTCTTCAACGGCTTTAAGCCCAAATTTGAACTCATCGGCAACGGACGTAACCACCCGCTGAAAAGCTATCATCCCGGCAATTGCTGGAGTGATATAGCCAAGCAAGCCGCTAAATGCAGAACCGGCCCCGGTGGTTGATTTGGCAACGCTGGATATCTGCGACTGAGAAAGGCCGAACTGTTTACCAAGCACCTGAATTTCCTTGCTCGTCAACCCGGCCTGTCTTGCGATATCAGAGAGCGCCTTCTCCTGCGCCTTTGCCGCCTGTGTCTGTAGCAACTGCCCTTGCAACTTTGCAAACTGGCTTGCAGATGTCCCGGTGACGTTTTGAAATTCCCTGAGATTTACACCGAGCTTGCTGAAATCTGCGCCGATGTTTTTTGATGCTTGCGAAAGAGTAGAGAGATTTGATACAAGGCTATTTACCCCGCTCTTGATTCTATCCCCGGATAAAGCCCCGTTCAGCGAGTTCACCATGGAATTTGCAGACTCAGTGACAATCTGCTTGGCTTGCCCCATGTCGCTTCTGAGCTGCTTTATATCCGCGCTGATAGGAACATATATTCCGGCAATCTTAGCCATTATTTTTTCACCCTGAAAAGTTCGACAGCACTACGAAAGCCTTTCTCCGCTGCCGGTCGCATAAATGGATGCGCCGGAACTCGCTTGCCCGTTGTATTACCCCATGCAATCATCACATGCCCGAACTCAACATTTGCGGCGTGATAGCCCTTTGATTTGCCCCTGCCACTCGCTTCAACGATGAAACCGCCGTCAGTGAACTTTGATTTTCTCTTTTTGATAGATGCCCGGAGGTTCCCGGTCTTGTCGATAAACGCGGCTGATGATCTTGCCTCGGTTTCCACCATAGAGGCAACAACATCAAGATTCCCCTCGATAGCGGCAAGCACCTCTTCAAATTGAGCGTCAAGGCCGTCGATGTTTACCTGCACACCCATCTTGATCATTTGCCCCTCATCTCCGCGAGTGCCGCCCGCTCCATGACCCGGAGACAATCGAAAACGTC